GTGCTTACCGATACAAAATTAAAAAACCTCAAGCCGCAGGACAAACTGTACAAGGTCTCCGATCGTGACGGGCTGTATGTAGCTGTGCTTACGTCAGGCACGGTCTCGTTTCGCTATGACTACCGTATCAACGGTCGCCGCGAAACACTGGTAATCGGGCAGTATGGGCGTGACGGTATCAGCCTGGCAGAAGCGAGAGAAGAACTGATTGCTGCAAAGAAGCTGCTTAAAGCAGGCCAGTCACCGGCTGCGGCTAAACGTGACGGTATCAAAAAGATTCGTGGTGCCGAGACGTTTACGGTACATACCGACAGTTATATGAAACACGTCATCCTGGCTGACAGTACCCGCGCAATGAAGCAGGCGGTGATCGACCGTGACATACTTCCAGTTCTTGGCAACAAAATGATGACTGAAATTACCACATCGATGGTTCGTGATTTGTGTGACCGGATTGTCGAACGCGGTGGTCGGGCAACAGCAGTACAGGCAAGGGAGATCATCAGCAGCGTATACCGTCACGCCAATGACCGTGGTCATGGTTTGTTTAATCCTGCGGCTGACATTAAACCTTCGTCTATCGCCATATTTAAACCAAGAGAGCGAACACTGACACCAGAAGAAATTGGCCTGTTCTTCCGCGCGCTGGATGTCATTGGTGCTATGGGCACTATGAAAATGGCTTTAAAGCTGGTGCTTATCACTATGGTTCGTAAAGGCGAATTCACCAACGCAACGTGGGATGAAATAGATTTTAAAAAATGGACATGGACAATTCCTTCAGACCGCATGAAGGGAAGCCGGGCGCACGTTATTTACCTGCCTAAACAGGCTCAGGATATATTGGTCGGGTTGCAGATGTGCGCTGGTGGAAGTGAATATCTGGTTCCTGGTCGTTACAATTTCCGGAAGCCATTATCTAATGCCGCGCTGAACTCTCTGATCGACAGAACGGTGAAAATAATAAATGAAGATAGTGAGCATATTCAGGGCTTCACCGTACACGATATGCGCCGTACAGCCAGTACGTTGTTGCATGAGGCTGGTTATCCTTCAGACTGGATTGAAAAGGCTCTGGCACATGAGCAGAAAGGTGTGCGCGCCGTATATAACAAAGCGGAATACGCCAGACAGCGCGCCTACATGTTGCAGCAGTGGGCCGATATGATTGATTCCTGGATTAACGGGGAGCATACGGATCTGATTCCGTTCTCCCCGTCGAAGTTTGAGAAGTGGATGGCGGGGGAATAACGTTTAATTATTCTGCTGATTTTCTTCCATCTCGGCTTCTGCTGCCAGTGATTCAATTTTATCTGCGAATATTGCTGACAGTGTTGCAAATTCAGCATCAGTGACAGCGGGAATTGGAACAAACCTGATCCCGCTGTGTGCAAGCATGTTTGCAGTTTCAAGGCATTTCCTTAAATCTGCTGGTGATGCCCTGTTCATGCAGCACGCTCCCGCCCCTGGTTGTCTGTTGGTGACAGCGGAGCATTGCTGAATGCATTTGTTAATCCGCCGATATCCAACGCGTATCCAGGGTGTAGTTGTACTGCCGGGTCTTCGCACTGATTACCCCAAACATCGAAGCCATGAGACGACTGGCGGGCGAACAGTTCAATGCGAGAAACATCGCCTAACAATTGCACAAGTTTTTCACGAACGACATCTGGTTTTCTTGAGTGCTCAAGCCGCGGTGCGGTAAATGACTGAACGATACCTACATTAATGCGCGGAGGTAGTTTTCCCTTTACCGCAAACAGGCAATCTTCACTATTGGCGCGAGTCATGTGTCCCATACCCATAACCAGTTTATCTGGTTGTCGACTACCACATTTTATCCACGTGAAGCCCTTCATGGTCATCAGACGGAATCCCCAGGCTTCAACAACTTTTAGTGCTTCGAGTGGTTGTGTTGGCACCCACCACATGGCCAACAGACAGTTTTCATCGGCCAAATCCCACACAGGAAGGCGGCAGATATCCAGCACACTCATAACTGGATATTTAAAACCAGCGCCGCGATTACCATCTGCGGCTTTGTCCCGGTATACCCAGGGTGGATCTGCATAGATTAGCGTGTATTTTTTCATTGTTCTGCTCCCAGACTTCCTTTGGTAAAGGCTTGTATCAGCCTGTTTGCTGCCGCTTTCTGTGCTGCTACATTAGCAATAACTGATAGTTTTTCCTGGCTTGCTTTCGTGCAGATCCCAACCCAATTATCCATTAGGAAAAAATTCTCTCTTTCTGCGAAGTCAGTGTTTGCACATAATGTTTCAATCATTGAAATTATTTCTTTTATTGAGTGATTAACCATCATTTGCTGAACAGCATAACCAAAAGCGTTAATCATCACTGCATGAAACTGGATATATTCTCTTTTGTATTCTGATTGCTTTGTACCATGGCGAATTGCTTCTAGTTGTGTAAGACATAACCATGATTCCCATACTGACTCGATGTTACCAATTTCTAGTTTTTTTCCATTATGAATACAAAATTTTGATGTTGAATCACTTAATGCTTTGAAACTCACCCACATGTTTGACTTTGACGGAACAACGTTGTGCTCGAAGTCAGTGACTTCTGCAAAAGTGTCATGTTGCGACAGGAAAGACACCATTTCTTGGGCAACATCGTTTCGTCCGTCATACGCCATATTAATTGCTGCAGATGGTTTTGAAACATTATTATTAATGTCAGAAAAGAACTGCTGACGCGCCTTCAAAGGAAGGTTATGCGTAAGCATAAGAGGAATCATAATTGTTTCACCATAATTACGGCAGAACTCAGCTAATCCTGCAGCACGATGCTGTCCATCGAATAATTTTATTTCTGCATCCATAGGAAATCTAACTAAACCGACATTAGTATTTCCAATCTCATGGAACTCTATTTCTGAGTTACAATTTCCGACCAATGGTGGAACAATAAATGGTTCCTTTTTCTCGTAAGCGTTGACTAAATATTGATAAAACTTTTTTACCCTGGTTGGATTAATTTCACGTTGAGAACGTTCAAGGGTACTTCCCGTATTGTCGGTTGCCAATACTCTCGATAGTGCTCTTGCTGGTACTGTCATCATAAGTATTACAGTGCTTCCCTGCGTTCCTCGTGATGCGGGAAATTCAAAGAAATAATCGCCTACCTTGCTCATGATATTACCTTTTATATTATTGTTTTGTTTATTCATAAACCACCCCGCAACATCCTATGCCGCTATAGTCGCCACGGCGAAGGCCGTTACCTTTTGTGATACATTGGTCCCTGCGAACCGCGATCCTTGCACGTTCAACATCACCAGAAGCAACATCCATACACTGAAGCCAAAGGTGAGCGGCAATGCGGAACTGCCCTTTTTTCTCTCTTTCAATCGCGCGTTTTTCGATCTCTATCGCCGCAGGAGTAACGGCGACAATCTTTGACGGACTGCGCATTGAAACCTTATTCATGTGATATTTTTCAAGTCGGCTTAACTTTCTCACTTAATCCAACCCTCTCTGAAAATTAATGCCAGCAGATAAAGCCATGCTGAAACAGAGGCCAGGAATAAGTACCATCCTGACCATTTGCTCCAGTGCCTTAGCAGCACACTCATGCAGCGTTGCTCACAGGACGATATACACGTTGCTGAACAGGAGGCTTTTTACCCTGGAACTCTGCCGGGCTTGCTGCCTGACGTTCATCAAGCCAACGCTCAACTTCATCACGGTTCCATGCGCAGCGTTTGTCAGTGATATACCAGCGTTTAGGAAATTCCCCTGCGCGCTCCATGCGGTCGATAGTGCTCCATGACAGTGGCACCACCGCCAGGAGTTCCTTCTTACCTAATGCACCTTTCATAAATACCTCTCTTGGTTGCAGTGCGGCGCGCGTGGCGCCGCGGTGGTGGTTACATAGATGTTTCGTTTAATTCTTCCCGACGAACGCTGTAAACGTCGGTGGCTTTTGCGAGCAGTTCGTCATCATCTGAAAGTTTTTGTGCAATGTATTTGTAAGCTTTATCCAGTTCGGAGACAGTGCTGTAATTCATCGCTGCGCTGGTAAAGGCCATTAGCATTTCTTCTGGATCACGGCTATCCGCTTTACGCGTTTGCTCATCAGGCTTTTTCACTTGTTTAGCGTTGATCAGACTGTTCATTCCCGCAGCAGTGGTCGTTTGCGGAGTAATGTCTCGCTCAACGCGCGGTGCCGTTTCCTGTAATTCGTCAGGGGTGTAAACACCGAGAAGTACATCAGGAGCGTGCAAGCGAGCCCATCGTTTCGTGCAAAGATAGGCAAGTTGCTGGCGCGGATCCTGTTCCCACAATGGAGAGTTACGCACTCCGGCTTGCGCCATACTGATGGTAAGCTCACGGGGTTCTGCTTCTCCTTTAAGAACTGCTGACACAGTTACCGTCAGATTCGGTGATTTATCTGTTTTGCCGTTAACATTCGACCAGTCACCGCTCCAGCGATAATTCAGGCGTGTCGCTAGCAGGCTGGAAGAGGATACGACCGCGTTTACCAACTGTGCTTCGTAGCCTAACGTTCCGTTTACCACATGCGTTTTCTGCGCCACGGCGAAAGGATTCATTCCCCACTGTGCCGCCTGCATGGTCACCGCCAGACAATCGGCAGGTTTGCCTTCAAGATGTTTCGGTACAGTCGCTTTGCTTTGTGACATCAACTCCGCGAAACGCACCAGTTGATTCATGCCCTCCGGGCTGAAGATTGCCGCAGCAGTACCTACAGTTGCGCCTGGTTGTGATGTGATTGCGATATCATTGCTCATACGTACATATCCTGTTTACGTGCCCAGTCAGGGCGTTTAATAATTTCCACTCCGCCCCACTCATCGTTGATGCGGCATTCGTGATAGGTATTCAGATCCCGGCGGAACAGAGCGTGCCCGGCATCGACATCCGGCGCATCCAGCTCGAACACGCGTACCGGATACCGACCACAATCAATGCTTTCGCTCACGGCAAGAAAGAAAAAACCATGCGGCTGACCAGTAACCTTCATTGCGCCTTCGCGGTACATTGCGTCCTGCACGTGGTAGCGGAATTCCTCGATGTGGCGTGCAAAACGGTCCATATCTGCAACCTTTTTCACGTCGACGATCACGTTGTGCTCGTTCAGCCATTTGTCTGGACGAATGCGGCACAACTCACCAGTCTCTTCATCGTTCCAGTACATTGATGCTTCGCAGTAACCAGGTGCTTCCAGCATCCAGCGTGCCGCCGGGTGAGCCATTGCGCTATCACGCATCAGCTCCAGTTTCCGCCACTGCTCGGCATCAAGTACCGCAATCCCCATATCCGCTACATCACGAAGAAATGCTTCTTCGTCAGCTTTACCTTGTTTCGTCCGACGATCGAACTTTGGTGAAACAATGAAGCGTTTGTCGAATTCTCCAGGTTCCAGAAGCAGACAGTGCAATGCAGTTCCCATATCTAGTGCAGACTTTTTCTCTTCGTCTTCTGGTGCTGCCTGAACCCATTTAAGAAGCGCCGGATTCTTGGCAACCATGTCCAGTTGCGACTTACTCACGCCGTCACCGGCGTGGTAGTCCTCATTGCTGATGTCGAAATAGATGCCAGTATTCATAACTTAACCTTGTATTCGTTCTGCTTGTTGGAACGGGTTCCATCGTGGAAATATATTGCGCTCCTGGTTACCTCTACCCATTTGCGACGTTCAAGCTCAGCGATGAACCAAGAAACCTTCGATCTTGAGATACCAAGAATCTTTGCCATATCTCTGATGCTGTGTTTTCCACCTCGCAGCAATGAGAGGAGTGTTGGTTTCATGCCGCGTCCCTCTGTCCATCAAGCTGATCCGCCAGATCCCAGCGGGCGATAATTGCCATTGCCTCTCGCCGATAGGCATCCATCAGTTCTTCGAACTCAGGGCTGTCTTTAGCAGCCTCCAGTACTTCCTGGCGAACGCCTTTGCCTGTTACAACGTCGAAAGTTGAGGACAGTTGATGAAGTCGGATGCTCTCAATCAGTTCAACTTGTCGGTCATATATCTGTTCTGACAGGCGGTAGTCCTTGTCGAATGCCAGCATGATTTTTTGAAGATTTTTCTGCTGATTAACGTTCATTATCAGCCCTCCCATATCTCGTTATCGTTGGCCACATCGCGAGCTTCTTTGCTGACGAAAGCCCACTTAATGCCTTCCTGTAAGGTGCGGAACTTCCAGCTCATGAATCCGCATGCAGTAACGCAGTACCAACCGTTGATGATTTTCCACTGCATAATTTGTTACCTCGGTCTGTTACCGTTGAGGTAATGATTATGCGTATCTGGTTTGATGTCAATAGATATGAGTTAAAAAAATTACCCATAAGGTAATCTTGCTGGCAATAAAAAAGCCGCCATGAGGCGGCTTACTTACTGAAAAATATGATTTTATTGTTTGTTTTTTTCGTTCTGGCTGATGACAAATTCAATGTAACTTTCGATCTTTGCCTTCTCTGTTTCGGGTAACAATGCGTAGCGCGAGCGGTCATAGTTGATAGTCGCAGGGTCGTGCGGGTGAATCAGTAATTCATAGCCGTGACGCCCGAATGCGGATGCAACATTCTCCAGGGTGGAAATGGAAACGCTGACCTCATTGTTTAACAGGCGGCTGATTGTCACCTGGGCGACGCCGGATGCGCGGTGAAGTTTTCCCTGTGTTGAAAGGTCGCGGCTTTCGCTCATCCAGCGTTCCAGGTTGTGAGCCGCCAGCTGACCAATGTCGCTTGGGCCGACAGGCTGAAAACCTTCCTGAGAAAGCGAGCGATCGATATCAAGCCAGTTACGGGGTTTATTGGCGGCAGCTTCAATTTTTCGCGCAACCTGGTCGCCGATAACCTTCTTGCCAAGAGCCCAGCGGTTTACCAGATTTGCCTGAGTTCCAAGTTTTTCTGCCATCCGCGTCTGAACACCATTGAATTCACGGTCGATCAAGTCGTTGAGATTTTGCCTGCGGACGTCCTGGATACTTTTCATTTTCTGGAAAATCGCCTCATATCTGAATCAGAAGATGATTCAATTTAAAGCAATATTACCCAACAGGTAAATGCACCTCATGGGTAACTATTCTTGATTTTTGTTACCTTATAGGTGAATATTTATTATCTGAAATAAATATCAGGCAATAGCTATGAGCGATAACGGACATTTCGATTTCAAAAAGCACTGGCTTGCACTTACTCCGGATGAGCGTGAAGCCTTCGCACAGGAAGCCGGAACGACGAGTCACTATATCCAGACTCACTTAACAGGTAAGCGCAAAATGCCAGGTAAGGTATTGATGAATGGGCTTTTTAAAGCCTGTAAATCAAGACAATGGCTGCGCTCAAAAGCAGAACTGGCATACTTCTTCTACTCATGATATCCAGCCACAACCCTCTGTAGACCGCCATCCGGCGGTCTTTTCATATCTATTCGCACCTTGAGGGTAATAAAAAACCAAATGTGGTTGATCTTTTTTTTGTGTCAGCACAAAATGACCGTAATCCCAATACTAATAACAGGGCTTACCATGGAAATCATTACACGTATTGATGCCGCAAAGCGCGGACTTAAACGCTACTACACCGGAAAACCATGTAAGCACGGACATGACAGTGAACGCTGGGTTTACAACGGACACTGTGTTGAGTGCACCATGGAATCAAACCGTCGTATCAGGGCAGAGATTAAGCAGATCATGATTAATTCCTCCCCACAACATTCAAGCTGATAGCGGAGATTAATCATGAGCAGACATGCAACAGATTGGGCCTGGGAGACAGATCCAGGTAGCTCATCATTAAAGCTCATACTGCTCTCGATGGCTGACAGAGCCGATGAATATAACCTCTGCTACCCCAGCATAGAACGCCTCGTTAAAGACACTTGCCTGAATAAAAAAACCGTGCAGGCCGGACTTATATCGCTCATGAAAATGGGGCTTATTTCAGATACCGGAGAGAGAAAGGGAGCGACGAAAAGAGTGCGGGTTTTCTCTCTTAATATAACCAAAAACGGGAACATTAAAGGCAACCGGAAAGGGAGCAATGAACCCGAAAACGGTAATGTTCCCGAAAACGGGAATATACCCAAAAACGGGATGTTGAATGATCCCAAAAACGGGATGTTGAATGATCCCAAAAACGGGATCCAGAACCAGTCATATAACCAGTCATTTAACCAAGAGAGGGAGAGCAGGACAAAAACCCGAGGTTCTGTGCCTCATGACCCCGGCGCAAACAACGCCGTGATGAATAACTTTGTTCCTCCTGGTGGGCCAGGGCAATTAGGCAAATTTGTCATGCATGAACAATGGCAGCCATCAGATGACTTTCTTCGGAAAAGCTCATTGCAGGGGATCTACCTGGACAGTCTGCCAACAGCACAGGAACTTGCAGAGTTCAGAATTTACTGGATGGCTGAGGGTAAGGCATACCATCAGGCACAGTGGGAGCAGAAGCTGGCAAGGCGGCTGCAGATTAGCAGACAGAAGCAATCAACATTACCTGATAACAACGTTCCGCACTGGAACAGCCCTGAAGCATGGGAGGATTTCTTGTGAACAACGTTTTTACCGCGATACAAAACCGTGACGGAGAAGCCCTTTCTCGCATGTCAGGTTATGAGCATCAGTACGTCAACAATGACAATGTGGTGAACATGTCAGCAGAGAGGCTTGTTGATGCCCTTTTCAAACAGCTGAAACAACTGTTTCCGGCGGCAGTGGTAACCAACCTGAAGACGCCAGAGCAGGAAGTCGCTGCAAAACAGCAGTGGATTGCTGCGTTTGCCGAAGGGGGGATCCGAACCCGTGAACAGGTTTCTGCTGGTATGCGCCACGCCCGCGCCAGTGAATCTCCGTTCTGGCCGTCGCCAGGGCAATTCATCAAGTGGTGCAAAGACAGCAAGATGGTTCTTGGCGTCACCATTGACGATGTGATGGCGGAGTTTCACCGGTACAGCAAGGAAAAAAGTTTATATCCTGGTGGTCCCGAAAGATTCCCGTGGCGGCATCCGGTTATGTACTGGGTCGTATGTGATACCCGCCGTGCAATGTATCAGCGCCAGCTTAGCGAGATTGAGGTTGAGAAACACGCGCGCAGGTTGCTCGATGATTGGGCGAAAAAGGTGGCTTCCGGACAGCAGATACCCGATCCGGTGATCAGCATACAGGCAAAGCCAGAGCCCATGAGTACACCTCCGGACACAGGGAGAGACGTTTACCATCCACCAGGGCGAAGTTTCGGGTGCATGCCTAACGCCGCCACCCTCGGGGGAATAACACCGGCGCAGTGGCTGATGGAGGAATACAGGCGGGGAAAGGCGGCAGGATTTATCAAGTAATACCAGCGCGATAGCGCATTTTTTTACGCCTCAACAATTACCTATAAGGTAACAAAATATTCTAAACTCTATTGATTTCGTGTCTTATGTGGTTTTTAATTACCTTAGAGGTAAATCATGAGAAAACAGATACAGGCTCTTGGTCGACTCAAAACAGGCCAGATGAACAAAACAGAATCTGCGTATTGCCAGCACCTTGAGCAGCGTAAACGTGCAGGGGAAATCGCCTGGTATCGATTCGAGGGTATCAAGCTGCGGTTAGCTGACAACACGTTCTATACGCCCGATTTCGCTGTGATGCTCGCCACCGGAGAGATGGAACTGCACGAAGTGAAAGGGGGATTCTGGACCGACGACGCCAGGGTGAAAACCAAAGTAGCCGCAGATCAGTATCCGTTCCGAATCATCGGGGTAACGGTTAAACCAAAGAAAGCAGGTGGCGGCTGGAACATCGAAGAGTTCTGAATCGACGATCTTTTTAGTTATCAATGTAATCAATAAGTTATGTGGATAAGCGAGGGTAAAGATGGAAAGTAATATCAAAGGGTTAGTTGCCGCCGGGCATGAGATGGCTTCGGAACTGAAAGCAGAATGTGGTGCCGTTGATATGCGCAGTGTGGCAAAGCTGATCAGCGATTTGGCAACGCAACTGGAAGTGCAACTGGTGCGTGCTAATGCTCTGGCGGCTGAGAATGCGGGGCTAAAGGCGATATGTGATGACCGTCGCAGGTTCATCATGAATGGGGTGCAGATGGGTTATATCAAGGTGCCAGCAGCGGAAACAGATCCAGACATTGAGACAATTCGCATTGCTATATCACCACAAAAGCCCATTCCAGCCACTGATGCTTTCCTGGCTGAAATTGAACGCAAAGCAATCCGCAAGTTCATTAACAGCATTGAACACATCCTGCGTGACAAGTTGTCACCGTATGACACCGAAGAGATGCTTGAGGCTATGCGTATTTTTCTGGAAGAACAGGGAGGCGAGCAAAAATGACAATCACAAAACAACGAGTAGAAAAAATCATATATCGCCATGAAATGGGACTGAACAGCGATGTCACTGCCGAAGAGGTTTATGACCTGGCTGTACTGGCGCTGAATTTATCAAATATCGCAAACCTGAAGCGATACGAGCTTGATATGGATGGTTGTGACTCGTTCGGTCAGGATTGTGGCGCTGACATGACTGAAGATCCTGATGGCGATTATGTCCTGTTTGATGACGTGGTTAAGTTGTTTGAGTTTGATACATTCGAAAGCCCTGCAAGGGAGACAACCAGTGAACAAGATTGACTATCAGGCATTGCGTGAAAAGGCAGAGAAAGCAACGTGTGGTGAGTGGTCGCTCGAATATGGAGAGAGCCGATTTGATGGTGATGATGCGCTAATTCATCGTGAAGTTGCTGGATATATTCCCATTTGCAGAATTGAAGGAGCGCATCCTGAAAGCGGTTTCGATGAAGATTTCCAAATGGAACAGCAGGCCAATGCTGAATTCATCGCCGCAGCCAATCCGGCTACTGTGCTGGCGCTTCTGGATGAACGGGAAAGAAACCAGCAGTACATCAAATCCCGCGACCAGGAGAACGAGGAAATTGCTCTTACGGTTGGGAAGCTGCTAATCGAAAACGGCCGGCTTGTTGCCGATACGCTACGCCACTTAGCTGATAACGAAATCGACTCTGATTATTTTGCTATCACCTCAACGAATGAGAACGGTACTGAAATTGATCATGAGATGGCTATTACCGATTACGCACTGCAAGCTGCCGGAACTGTAGACGAATTGGTTGCGGCGCTGGAATCCGCAGAGAAGCGCATAGCAGAACTGGAAGCACGGGAAATATCGCTCCCAGAACGTAGCAGCATGCTTCATCGAACAGATTTTCACGAGGATTACCAAACGGTAATGGCATACAAAGTTTCTGAGGTCATCGCTGCAATCCGCGCCGCTGGCATTCGCATCAAAGGAGAGTGATATGAGCGCTATAACCAAAGAACGTATCAAATTATTCATTAAAAATCCGCTTGATAACGGACTTACTCGTGGCGAACAAATGGAACTGGCACGAATTGCACTGGCATCACTGGAACGCGAACAGATTCGCCACGAGCATGCCAAATGGTCTGACTCCACATTTGGCTGCGTTGGCCCCATTGGTCCGCTGAAACATCTCTCAAAAGAGGCACTGGAAGCCGCAGCCGAACCAGACGATCTTAGCGAGTGGGCTGATATGCAGTTTCTGTTGTGGGATGCACAGCGCCGTGCTGGCATCAGCGATGCTGAAATTACCGCTGCTATGGAAGATAAATTGAAGATCAACATGGAGCGCCAGTGGCCTGAGCCAAAAGATGGTGAGCCTCGCTTGCACATTAAAGAACCCGGAAACTATCCGGTAACTCCGGATGGTTGGATAAGCTGTAGTGAGCGAATGCCAGAAATGGGAGAGCGACAATGCTATGTGTTAGCAGCTGACTTTAAAAACAACTACCCACCAAACATCCCCAACACTCAGGTCGGCGTATATGGCGACTGGTTTAATGATGGCAATCCCACTTGGGATGACGGTGATGGCGAAGACCTGTATCTCAAAGAGGTAACCCACTGGATGCCTCTACCAGAACCGCCGCAGGGGTGAAATGATGCTTGGCCTGAAGTATTTTATGTAATTGGTATTGCTATATTTTTATCTGGGGATAAACGAATGTTCTCTCTGATTCAACGTGGTCAGATATACACCGATAGCGCTGGCTATCCAGTAAAAATCATTCGTAGTACTGATCACTCAGTGTTCTTCAAGAGGATGGATGGCTATCCTGGAAGAGTGTGCATCCGAAAATTCAATAATTTATTCGAACACATTGATCACAGAGAATATCACCAGATCCTGGCTGAAACAGAGCAGGAGAACCATCTGAAAAAATTACGTGCCATGCAAAGGAGATAAACCGGTAAAGGTGTTCGCGATAAAGGTAAATATTGATGGCTAAATCAGCAGCAGAGCGCAAAGCCGCTCAGAGAGCCAGACAAGCTGCATCTGGTGTGCGTAAGCTGGAGATTGTGCTTGATGCTCAGGAAATTGAAATGCTGGAGCGTAACTGTGCCACGCGTCGCCCCGGGCGTGCGCCTTACGAATTTGGTGAGTATATAGCGTTACTGATCCGCCAGGATGATGCACGCGTGCACTGGCGTATAAAATCGATCAGCAGAAAACGTTGCGGTAAGTGCGGCGAGAGAGTTCCTGTAAATTCATGCCCGTGTAATGGTGACTCGCAATGCTGGGTGACTAAAGGCTGGCATGAAACGAAATTAATAGTGTGACATGTCACGAGTAGATTATGCATGATGAATTTGATGGGTTTTGAATACTGCCGCCAACTATGGCGGCTTTATTTTGCATGGTACTATTACCACAACGGTAACTATTACCACGGTGGTTATGATGCCTGCTGAACCTAAAACCTATAAACGCAAATCAACGCAATTTAAGCCACTAACAGCAATGCAGGAGGCTTATTGCCAGTCATACATCAAAACGCCTGAAAACCAGACTCAGGCAGCGATTAACGCAGGATTTTCCCCAAATACAGCGGCAGTTAAAGCCAGTGTCATGATGCGCGATGAACGCATTCAAAAACGGATTGCCGAGTTGATGGAGGAGCGCAACAAACGAATGCGCGTCAGTGCTGATTACGTTCTCATGCGCCTGGTGGAGATCGACCAGATGGACGTGATCGATATCCTCAACGACGATGGGAGCCTTAAACCAATCCGTGAGTGGCCGAAAATCTGGCGCACTACGCTTAGTGGCTTTGATCTGTCATCGACCATCATGAACATGAACGAGGATTCGATAGAGACAATCCTCAAAAAAATTAAATGGCCTGACAAGGTGAAGAACCTAGAACTGATTGGTAAGCATGTTGATGTCAACGCGTTCAAAGAACGTCTGGATGTTAATGTGAATGTGACAATTGCTGATCGCATAGCAGCAGCCAGGAAGCGACTCAAAGAACGTCAGGATGGTAATCAGTGACAGATACAGCGTTATCTCCTGAAGAGCAGTTGATCGAGGATATTGCAGGGTTCACTCACGATCCGCTTGGCTATGCCCTCTATGCGTTCCCGTGGGGGGAAGAGGGTACTGAACTGGCACATGCCACCGGTCCACGTCAGTGGCAGGCCGATGCGTTCCGAGAGATACGTGATCACCTGCAGAATCCAGAGACGCGCTATCAGCCGCTTATGCTGGCACGTGCTTCGGGTCACGGTATTGGTAAATCCGCATTCATCTCAATGCTGATCAACTGGGGCATGTCCACTTGCGAGGATTGTAAGGTCGTGGTGACCGCCAACACCGACAACCAGCTACGAACGAAGACCTGGCCGGAAATTATCAAGTGGTCAAACCTTGCTATCACGAAAGACTGGTTTACCTGTACAGCTACCGCGATGTACAGCAATGACCCTGGACACGACAAGCGGTGGCGAGCTGACGCAATCCCCTGGTCTGAGCACAACACTGAGGCATTCGCCGGACTACACAACGAGCGCAAACGCATCATCGTGGTATTCGATGAAGCGTCGAATATTGCGGATCTGGTGTGGGAAGTTGCCGAAGGTGCGCTAACGGACGAAGACACTGAGATTATCTGGGTGGCGTTCGGAAACCCGACGCGTAATACCGGGCGATTCCGTGAATGTTTCCGCAAATATAAACACCGCTGGAAAACTGCGCAGATTGACAGCCGGACGGTGGAAGGCACTAACAAACAGCAGTTGCAGAAATGGGTTGATGACTACGGGGAAGACAGCGACTTCGTTAAAATCCGTGTGCGCGGCATATTCCCTGATGCATCTGAATTGCAGTTTATCCCTACCGGTCTTACTGATGAGGCAATGAAACGGGTGGTAACCGCTGCGCAGGTGGCGCATGCTCCGGTGATAATCGGTGTTGACCCGGCATATTCAGGCGTTGATGACGCGGCGATATACCTGCGGCAGGGGCTGCACAGTAAGGTGCTATGGACTGGCAACAAGACAACCGACGATCTGATTATGGCGAAGCGTATCGCTGACTTTGAAGACCAGTATCAGGCTGACGCGGTGTTCATCGACTTCGGTTACGGAACCGGTTTGAAGTCAATCGGTGATGGCTGGGGACGTACATGGCAACTTGTTCCGTTCGGCGGTGCGTCCACTGACCCGCAGATGCTTAACAAGCGTGGGGAGATGTTCAACTCATGTAAGACATGGCTGAGGCTGGGCGGCATGCTGGATGACCAGGAAACAGCGGACGACCTGTCTGCGGCAGAGTACAAAGTTCGAGTGGACGGTAAAATCGTTATCGAACCGAAGGAAGATATCAAGGAGCGGCTTGGGCGTTCTCCTGGTAAAGGCGATGCGCTACTGCTGACGTTTGCGTTCCCTGTGTCGAAGCGTCTGCGAATTCCCGGGCAGCAGAACCAGCAAGGCAAGGCCATCACAGATTACGATCCATATGCTTAATCCGCTGGTGGGGATAATGTCGTTGATATCCTCTGATGAGGATAAAACAAAGCCAGCTCATCGGCTGGCTGTTTGTGACATGTCACGGTGTTATTGCTCGCTTAGCTTCTGCTTCAGCAAGTAACCTTCGAGCATCCAGATTTTGTTTACAGCATTCTGCCGGGCAATCTTCCGACCAATTTCTGCATCAAAGTTTTCCTGGCTTGCACAGGCGCTCTCTCCGGTGACGGTGAAGCCGTTGCGCAGCACCAGGACGCAGAACGTCAGCAGAGAAAGTGATTCGTGCGGCTGGTAGTTTACCTCTCCGCCAGTATGTTTCGCTTTTATGGCTTTGCCAAAGGCACCATCTTCTGCTGTGAAATATGCCTCCTGAGCAATAATGCCTTCGATATGGTCTGGCGTAACGCGCGGTGCCGTTTTGCCTTTCTCAACGATTTCTTTTTCGATTTGCTGGTCGTTCATAATCTCACCTTAAAAAAATGCCCGGCGAACCGGGCGAACTGGAAGCAATGAGTTATGCCTTCCGTGGCTGTACGGGTTTACAGCATGAAGTCATCGCAATGGCGTCCTGCTGTAAAAAGGGCGGTGATAGTCCTTCAAGGGAAACCATCACCGCCAAGCACCTGGAACTTCTGGTATCACGGTCCTTAGGCGTGATTCTGGCGTGGCATGCAGGATTCGAACCTGCGACCAACCGCTTAGAAGGCGGTTGCTCTGTCCAACTGAGCTAATGCCACAACGCTGAGAGCACTTAGCCTGTTAAGGCGCCACACTTTGTCGCGGCTCCATAAATGCTCTCATCGTTGTACCCTCGTCTCTTCCGAGGCGTCACACCGAATCGCCGGGATGGTGAATCCCCGTGCGCGGAATAAAACCGCTCGACTTGCACATTCCGGCTACCTGGTTCGTTTGCCCGAGCAAGGGAGGGTGCCCCTTAAACGTATCCAGACCGCTATCGGCGCATGTGCCATACGCCGTACTGCTCAAAATAAAATCTCACTCCACCTGTTCAATTTAACGACAAGCCAGTCAGGTTAGTAGCCGGAATGAGCTCTTTAGTTACCTGAAAGGTAATAATTCACGCGTCAAATGTCAACCTTCTACGATAAATAAATCATATGTGGTTAAATTGGTAATAATTTAATTGCGTACGGAGTCATTGATATGTGCATGGGTAGCTCACCATCAGTGCCTGCAACACCAGAAGTTCAGGCAGCACCACAGGAGCAGGATGCCGCCGTTGTTGATGCCCGCGACGAAGAAACACGTCGCCGTCGCGCTGCTGCTGGTCGTAGTTCTACGCTGCTTACCGGTTCTCAGGGCGACACATCAACCGCTAATACCAGCGGTAAAACGCTGCTTGGTCAGTAACCGGAGTCATTGAAATGGCGGAAACAACTAAAGAGCGATTGAACAAACAGTTCGCACAACTTGAAAGCGAGCGTCAGTCGTTCGAGCCGCACTGGCGCGAGTTGAGTGATTACATCAACCCGCGTGGTTCCCGCTTTCTGACTTCTGAGGTCAACCGTAACGATCGACGCAATACACGCATTATTGATTCGACCGGGACTATGGCGGCGCGCACTCTCGCCAGCGGCATGATGTCAGGCATCACAAGCCCCGCGCGTCCGTGGTTTCGCCTGGCTACGCCAGATCCTGAAATGATGGATTATGGCCCTGTTAAGTTGTGGCTTGAGGCGGTGCAGAACCGCATGAACGATATGTTCAATAAGTCGAATCTCTATCAGTCACTGCCGCAGTTATACGGAAGCCTAGGCACATATAGCACTGGTGCAATGGCAGTGCTGGAGGATGATGAGGACATCATTCGCACAATGCCATTCCCGATAGGCAGTTACTACCTGGCTAACTCACCTCGTGGCAGTGTGGACACCTGTTTTCGCAAGTTCTCTATGACTGTTCGTCAGCTTGTTCAGGAGTTCGGGCTAAATAACGTCAGCGAATCCGTAAAAAGCATGTGGGAAAGCGGCACCTACGAGAAGTGGATTGAAGTGATGCATTCGGTTTACCCGAACATTGACCGCGATACATCGAAGCTGGATAGCAAGAACAAGCCATTCAAATCGGTTTATTACGAGGTTGGTGGCGATAACGACAAGTTGTTGCGTGAGTCCGGATTCGATGAGTTTCCAATTATGGCTCCGCGCTGGGAAGTTAATGGCGAAGATGTTTATGGATCATCATGCCCTGGTATGCTGGCGCTTGGACCTGTTAAGGCATTGCAGCTTCTCCAGAAGCGCAAGTCGCAGTTGATTGATAAAGCCACCAATCCGCCGATGGTTGCTCCGACTTCCCTCAAGAATCAGCGTGCCTCCCTTCTTCCTGGCGACATCACGTATATCGATCAGATTACTGGTCAGGATGGTTTCAGGCCTGCTTATCTGGTTAACCCCAGTACAGCAGATTTGGTGGCAGACATTCAGGACACTCGTCAAATCATTAACAGCGCCTACTTTGTCGATCTGTTCATGATGTTGCAGAACATCAATACCCGCTCGATGCCTGTGGAAGCGGTGATCGAAATGAAAGAAGAAAAACTTCTGATGTTGGGGCCGGTTCTGGAGCGCCTGAACGACGAATGTCTTAATCCTCTCATTGATCGCTCTTTCTCGATGATGGTGCGTAAAAACATGCTGCCGCCACCGCCAGACGTGATGGAAGGTATGCCCCTGAAGGTCGAATACATTTCCGTCATGGCTCAGGCGCAGAAGTCTATCGGCCTGTCCAGTCTGGCGTCCACGGTTAACTTCATTGGTCAACTTGCGCAAGCGAAACCAGAAGCTCTCGACAAACTCAACGTTGATCAGGCGATCGATGCATTCGCTGATATGTCCGGAGTGTCTCCAACCGTCATTGTTCCGCAGGAACAGGTTGAGCAGGCTCGCCAGCAACGGGCACAGCAGCAACAGCAGCAACAAATGATGGCGATGGGGATGGCGGCGGCACAGGGTGCCAAAACGCTAAGCGAAGCTAAAACTTCTGATCCGAGTGTTTTGTCAGCTATGGCGAATGCAGTTAGTGGTCAGGGTGGGCAATCACAATGACAGATTACGAAGACGATCAACTGAAAGAAGAAAACGCCCGTAAGCAACGTGACATGGCGCAGCGTGAAATTGATGACATTCGCTTTGTCATGAGCAGTAAACAGGGGCGTCGCGTTGTCTGGTCGGTGCTGGAGAAAGGCCGTGTGTTTTCCGCTATCTCACCGATGGACGCTATGGCAATGGCATTTAATGAGGGGCAACGCAATCTGGCGCTGGAACTGTTTCAGCGCGTTATGGCGCATTGCCCTGAACAGTATTTGAAGATGGCCAAAGAGGCCAGTGAACAGGAGTGATCATGAATTTATTTGAGCGTTTGCTGTATCGCCGTCTTTGCAATGAGCAACCAGTCGATGGTGGAGCAGCTCCGGCTGCGTCAGAACCGTCAGCGCCTGCAGGTGATAACCCTGCTCCAGTTGGTGATCCATCACAACAGGAAGGTGATAAGCCACAACCTGTTGCTGATGGCGATAAACCTGCTGATGACAAAAAGCCTGAAAACGATAAGCAGGATGAAAAAAAGGACGGCGATAAACCAGAGGGTGCGCCTGAGAAGTACGAGTTTCAGGCTGCCGAAGGCGTAGAGCTGGATACAGAAGCGTTGAAGGAATTCGAGCCGGTGGCGCGAGAACTTAACCTGACCAACGAGCAAGCGCAAAAGCTGGTTGATGCTTATCCGAAGATTCTGGCAGGTGTTCAGCAGCGCCAGGCAGAAGCCTGGCAGAAAACAACCGAGCAGTGGGCTGCGGATGTAAAAGCTGACAAAGAAATCGGTGGCGACAAGTTGATTTCTAACCTTAGCGCCGCACAGCGTGCGCTTGACCAGTTCGGGACACCTGAACTCAAAGAATATCTGAACACCACCGGGCTGGGTAATCACCCTGATCTGGTCAAAACGTTCGTGAAAATCGGAAAGGCGATGTCTGAAGATGGCATGGTCACCGGTGGTAATGAAGGCCAGCGTAGTGCGGCCGAAGTGCTCTATGGCAAATAAGAGAGGAAATGACAATGGCTGTTAAAGGCTTAACTGCGCTAACGCTGGCTGACTGGGGTAAGCGCGTCGATCCAAACGGGAAAGTCGATAAGATTATCGAGCTTCTCGGTCAAACTAACCCGATCCTTCAGGATATGCCTTTTGTCGAAGGGAACCTTCCTACCGGACACCGAACCACCATTCGTTCTGGTTTACCTTCAGCTACCTGGCGTTTGCTGAACTATGGCGTACAGCCAAGCAAATCAACCACAGTGCAGGTAACCGATTCCGTTGGCATGCTGGAAACCTATGCTGAAGTCGATAAGTCACTGGCTGATCTGAACGGCAATACCGCTGAATTCCGCCTGTCTGAAGACCGCGCATTTATTGAAGCGATGAATCAGCAGATGGCGCAGACGCTGTTTTATGGTGATTCCAGCGTTAACCCTCAGCAGTTTATGGGACTGTCCTCCCGCTATTCCAGCCTGTCTGCGGGTAATGCTCAGAACATCATTGATGCTGGTGGCACGGGTACAGATAACACCTCAATCTGGTTAGTGGTGTGGGGCGAAAACACCGTGCATGGCATCTTCCCGAAAGGGCAGAAGGCTGGCATCCAGATGGAAGATAAAGGCCAGGTGACACTGGAAGATGCTAATGGCGGCAAGTACGAAGGCTATCGCACCCATTACAAATGGGACAACGGACTTGCTCTGCGTGACTGGCGTTATGTTGTTCGCATTGCAAACATCGATGTCAGCAATCTTTCAGAACCTTCCTCTGCCGCAAATATTGCGAAGTTGATGGTTAAAGCACTGCATCGCATTCCAAACCGTGGAATGGGTCGCCCGGTGTTCTACATGAACCGCACTGTAGGCCAGGCTCTTGATCTGCAATCTCTGGAGAAAACATCTCTGGCGATCAGCGTAAAAGAGACAGAAGGCGAGTGGTGGACTTCATTCCGTGGTGTACCAATCCGTGAAACTGATGCGCTTCTGGAAACAGAAGCCCGCGTGGTGTAACGCCTGTTATTAACCTGTGGGTCGTAACAGGCCCACTAATGGAGAAAGAAGATGATCACCGACAAACTGTTGATGTTCTCCGAAGCACAGGCGGTAACTGATACCGCGGCTTCTACTGACGTAATCGATCTAGGTCCAATTGATGGAAATCGTCGCGATATCGGCGTGGGTTACCCGCTTGAGTTTTGGGCGCTGGTTAACGAAGCCGCCACGGCAAGTGGTGAGGCAACTGTAAACATCCAGTTGCAGACGAGTGAGAATAACAGCTCATGGTCCACTATTTATGATAGTGGCGCACTGGCAAAGGCTACCCTGACAGCAGGTAAACGAGTTGTTTCTGCAAAGGTGCCTGCCGGTGTTCAGCGATATCTGCGTGTTAACTACTCCGTCGCAACTGGCCCACTAACGGCCGGCAAATTCACTGCGGGTATCAGTCTGGATGTTGATGCCAATACACCGTACCCGATCCGCTCAAAAGTAACTGGTTAAGGTGATTTCGATGTCAGGTGAGAAACCAAGATACCGCGTTCTGCGCCTCTCTCATATCCATAACACACTGTGGCCGGAGGGGGCAGAAATCGAATACGAAGGTGAGCCTGGTAGCGCACTGGAACCTGTTAACGATGCAGCCAGACAGGCAAAAGCAAAGGTAGCAGGAAAGGTGTCTATGGCAGCAACCAGCACCAAAATCATCAACGATGTGTCAGATGATGGTGAACTGGATAAGCTCCGTGAAGAGTACGAATTGCTCTTTAACGAGAAGCCACGCCATAACGCCAAAGCCGAAACGCTCCGCGAGAAGATCGCAGATAAGCGTAAAGAACTGGGCGTGTAAGCCTCGCGAATCAGACAAGGGGCTTCGGCCCCTTTATTGCAGGAGTGTATATGGAACTCGTAAACCTCAAAACCGGCACTGACAGCTACCAGGATGAGAGCGGAGAAACCAGAACTCGCGATGAATACCCGTGGGGGCTGTGCATCACTCTTAATAACGACACATTGAATAAGCTGAAGGCGCAACCTCAGGGCGTCGGAACAGAAGTGATGATAACTGCAAAGGCTGTTATTCGAGGCCTGTCTGCCAGAGAAACTGACGATGGTGTTAATCGCAGCGCCGATCTGCAGATCACTGATATGGCGATTGCTCCTGTTTCCGGGGATGTAGAAAAATCAGCGGCTGAAACTCTGTACGGTAACGGAGGTGAGTGATGGCCTCTGTAGTAGAGATCTGTAATCGTGCGCTGTCCAATATTGGCAATAGCCGCAGCATTAACAGCCTGACGGAAGCCAACAAGGAAGCGGGGGAATGTTCGCTGCACTTTGAGGCCTGCCGTGATGCTGTGCTTTCTGATTTTGACTGGAACTTTGCTACCAAACGCGTGGCGCTTGCAGATACGAGCAATCCACCGCTTGACTGGGAATATGCGTACCAGTACCCGTCCGATTGTCTGCGCATTACTGAAATTATGCTTCCTGGTGTACGCAATCCAGCAGCACCAATGCGCGTTCAGTACGAAGTTGGTGCAGACACCAACGGAACAGGAAAGTTGATCTACACAGACCAGCCTCAGGCATGGCTCAAGTATGTCTCTCGCGTTACAGATGTGAACATGTTTGATGCCATTTTTATGGAGGCGTTGGCCTGGCGTCTTGCGGCAGCTATTAACATGGCGCTGACTGGGAATGCAGACCTCGGTACGTTTGCCCTCAATATGTACAATCGCGTGATTCTTAGTGCTGGCTCGCATAGCCAGAATGAATCACAGGAACCACAGCCACCGGTTGACGAGTTTACCATTGCGAGGTTGTCCTGATGGCTATCAGTTGGATCCAGCCCAGCTTTGCCGGTGGTGAGATTGGACCATCGTTGTATGGTCGTATCGACATGGCGAAGTACCAGGTGGCATTGCGCAAGTGCGATAACTTTATCGTGCGGCAGTATGGCGGCGTTGAGAATCGACCTGGTACGCGTTTTGTTGGTGCCGCCAAATACCCAAATCGGAAATGCCGCCTGATCCCGTTCCAGTTCTCGACGGTTCAGACCTATGCTCTGGAGTTCGGACACCAGTACATGCGCGTTATCAAAGATGGTGCGTTGGTGCTGAACAGCAGCAATGTTATTTATGAAATTGCCACGCCATATACTGAAGCCGATCTGTTCAGAATTAAATTCACGCAAAGCGCAGACGTGCTTACGCTGGTTCATCCGGCATACCCGCCGAAAGAGTTGCGCCGCTATGCGCATGACAACTGGCAACTGGTTGATGTGGTAACGAAGAACGGGCCATTTGAAGATATCAATATTGACGAGTCAGTGACGGTTTATGCCAGCGCCAGCACCGGGACAATTACGTTAACGGCAAGCGCCTCTATTTTTGGCGCGGAGCAGGTTGGCAAATTGTTCTATCTGGAACAGCCAGCAGTGGATTCAGTACCGGTATGGGAAACCAGTAAGAGTACGTCGATTGGCGATATTCGCCGTGCAGACAGTAACTACTATCGCGCCGTTACAGCAGGCAAAACAGGCACTTTGCGCCCTTCGCATACAGAAGGCACATCATGGGATGGCTGGGGCGGCTCCGGTGATGATGATACTGGCATTGAGTGGGAGTATCTGCACAGTGGTTTTGGCATTGCCCGTATAACTGCTGTAAATGGCACTACTGCAACTGCTGAGGTGATTTCCTATATCCCTTCGCAGGTCGTTGGCGAGGATAATGCCAGCTATAAATGGGCTAAATATGCCTGGAACAGTGTTAATGGTTATCCTGGCACTGTTGTTTATTATCAACAGCGTCTTTACTTCGCCGCATCGACTGCGTTCCCTCAGACTATCTGGGCCAGCCGTACTGGGGATTATAAGGATTTTGGCAAAAGCAATCCTACGCAGGATGACGATAGAATTATCTACACCTATGCCGGGCGTCAGGTTAATGAGATCCGCCACCTGATTGATGTTGGTTCGCTGGTGGCGCTGACTTCCGGAGGTGAGTACGTCATCACCGGCGACCAGAACAAAGTGTTAACCCCATCATCATTTGCATTCAGCTCTCAGGGATCAAATGGCTCAAGCAACGTCCCACCAATTGCCGTGGCGAATATTGCTCTGTTCGTCCAGGAGAAAGGCAGTGTTGTCCGTGATCTGGCCTATTCATTCGATGTTGACGGCTATCAGGGGAACGACCTTACTATCCTTGCCAATCATCTTTTTCAGAAGCACAGCATTGTTGACTGGTGCTTCTCGATTGTCCCTTACTCCAGTGCCTTCTGCATTCGTGATGACGGTAAATTACTGGTGATGACCTATTTGCGTGATCAGCAGGTTTTTGCATGGGCACCACAATCCAGTACCGGAAAATATGAAAGCACATGCAGTATCAGCGAAGGCAATGAAGATGCGGTGTATTTCGTCGTTAACAGAACCGTTAACGGGCAAACAGTGAGATACATCGAGAGACTGTCCAGCCGTTTATTTACCAGCGATGAAGATGCTTTCTTTGTTGATTCTGGCCTTAGCTATGATGGAAGAAATACGTCTGACAGAACGATGACCATCACTGGTGGTTCTGGTGAATGGGATTACCACGCGGAATATACAATCAGTGTTTCTGGTGGTGCGTACTTCACCAGTAGTGATGTTGGTGCGCAACTACAGTTCCCTTATACCGGAGCTGATCCTGATACTGGCGATGAAGTGTCAAAAGAATTACGTTGCGACATTATTTCTGTAACCAGCAATACCGCAGTAGTGGTTCGTGCTAACAGGAACGTCCCGCCATCCCTCAGGAATGTGGCCACCACGAACTGGCAGATGGCGCGCCGGACATTTGGCGGCTTGTCTCATCTTGAAGGCCAGACCGTAAACATCCTCTCTGATGCGAACGTGGAACCACAAAAAGTGGTTTCCGGAGGTGCCGTCACGCTGGAATCACCGGGGGCTGTTGTGCACATCGGCCTGCCAATAACTGCTGAATTCGAAACACTGGATATCAACATTAACGGACAGGAAACGCTGCTGGACAAAAAACAGGTGATCCCGTCCGTTACTCTGGTTGTGAATGCCAGTCGCGGCATCTGGGCGACTACGCCCGGCGGTAAATGGTACGAATATCCACAGCGTGAATTCGAGTTCTACGATGATCCTGTTGATGATGCTACCGGAAAAGTAGAAGTGAAACTGGACAGTAACTGGGGCAAAAACGGGCGTGTAAAAATCCGTCAGCTTGACCCGTTGCCGCTGTCTGTTCTTGCCGTTATTCCTCGCCTTACTGTTGGGGGATTCTGATGATCGATGTTCAAATTATTCCCGCTACCGAAGAGCATCTTCAGATGATTTTGCCGGATGTTCGTCAGGCTGATATTGACGAACTGTATGCGGTATCGCTGATGACTACCGAAGATGCGCTGCGCGTTGGTCTTCGCACTGCGACTATGGCCTGGTCAGGGTTCGCGAACGGAGAACTGGTAACCATGTTTGGTGTATCTCCGGCGTCAATGATCGGTGGCAATGGTACGCCATGGCTGGTAGGAACCAGCCGTATTGAAAAATATCAGAAGACATTTCTGCGCCACTGCCGCCCTGTATTGCAGCAGATGCTGGCAGTTTATCCGCGCCTGGAAAACTACGTCGACGAGCGAAACCATGTTGCCAAAGCATGGCTGCACTGGCTTGGATTCAGGCTTGAAGAAGCCGCGCCTTATGGTGCTCTTGGTCTTAATTTCCACAGATTTCACATGGAGAGAAAATAATGTGCGATCCGGTTATTGCTGGTGGCGCAATGCTCGCCATGAGTGGCATTCAGGCATACACCCAGTACCAACAGGGAAAGTATGCCTCGAAGGTTGCAGAAGCGAACGCAGATATAGCCACAGCTCAGGCAAATGATGCAATAAACAGAGGTAACGCTGAAGCTGAGCAACGACGCAGAGAGACCCGACAGCGGCTTGGTACACAGGCGGCGACAATGGGGGCTACCGGCGCTGATTTATCTACAGGTAACGCGCTGGATATATTTGGCGACACTGCCCAGTTTGGCGCTCTTGATTCGCTGACGACGGTGAATAACGCGCAACGCGAGGCTTACGGTTATCAGGTTCAGGCTGCCAACTATAAAGCAGAAGCCAGTTCAGCCCGTAAACAGGGGAATGTGGGAGCAGCAACAACATTGCTCACTGCGCCTCTGAAGGCATACGGTGCGTACCAGATGTTTGGTGGGACGTGGAGTCCGTTTACTCAAAGCACTCCTGCGCCAATCGGGGCAGCAGCAGGAACCAGATTACCCGGAGGATTATAATGCCAGTCGTACCAACAGTATCCGGACGTCAGGTTGAGAGTCGTGGAGTTCAGTCAGCAGGCTTGCAGACGTTTTCTCAGCAAGGTATTGGTGATGCTTTTGTTCGGGCAGGGACAAAGGCAATTGATGTTTTGGGGCAGGCAAAACAGCGTGCCAATATCGCTCTGGCTCAGGAGGCATCTCTTAACCTCAGTCAGATAAGCAGCGATCTGCTGAATAATCCTGAAACAGGATTGCTTAACCTGAAAGGGAAAAATGCTATTGGAAAAGGCCATGAGTATACGCAGCAGTTTGATGCTCAGGTCGAACAACTGGCTATGTCGCTGCCGGATGAACAGGCTCGTAATGCTTTCATGCAGCAGGCGCAGCAGCAGCGCATTCAGTTCACTACGCAGGCCGGGCGACACGAGATAGGGCAAATTAATGCCTACGAAGAAGGCCAGTTTCAGGCGACACTGCTGAACAATGGTAAAAATGCCGCAGCATTGTATGGCGACAACGCCGCATACGTATTGGCTAACAAGCAAACTTTCCAGCAAATTGAGGAGTACGGTGTTGCACATGGCTGGAGCAACGAGCAAATCCAGGCCAAGAAAATCGAGTTTAAAGAGAAGGTTGCTGATGCTGCATTGTCCCAGTGGTCGGCAAACAATGCGACCGCATTCATCCAAAGTAATGGCGAGTTAAGTGATACTGCTGCTGGAGCTCGCCGTGCTGTAGCAGATAGTGACTCTTCCGAGCGTGCCCGTGGCATACGCAACAATAACCCAGGAAATCTCGAATACAGCAAAACTAATCCGTGGGTAGGCCAGACCGGTGATGATGGTCGATTTGCTAAATTCGAAACACCTGAACACGGGATTCGTGCATTAGGGCGGAACCTGATGTCGTATCAGAGGCAGGGTATTGATACCGTCAGCGAGATAATTAATCGCTGGGCACCGCCTGCTGATAAAAATGACACTATGTCGTATATCAAAGCAGTGTGCGAACAACTTGGCGTTTCTGCTGATGAGCCTCTCGATGCATCTAATCCTGATACCCTGAAGGCGCTTTGTGCAGCCATTATCCATCATGAGAACGGTAGCCAGCCATACAGTGATCAGCAGTTAACTGCTGGTGTCAGTGCAGCACTTGGTTTATCAACAATTCCAACCAACACCAAACGCTATACCGGTAATGCAGCATTCGATGCGGCATCTCCTGAGGCTCAGGCAAGTTTTATGCGGCAGGCGGATCAACTGCGTCGGCAGCAGCAGGCTGAATATAAAACGATGATTGACAGCCAGGTTCGCGATGCGACGGCTGCGTATATGCGTGGCGTTGAATTTCCTAACCCACCTGGTGAGGCTGATTTTATTGCAGCTTATGGAGTCAGAGAAGGAAACCTGCGATATACCGATTTTAAGAATACGCAGATCGCCGGACAGTATATAGGCTCTTTCCGCAACATGCCGACAAGCAGCATTACAGCATATGTTGAGCAATTACGCCCGGATACTGGTGAGACAGGGGAGGGTTATGCGTCTCGCGCAGCTCTTTATGACAACGTTGTTTCGGCTGCAAATCAGGTGATAAAGCAGCGGCAGTCGGATCCTGTGCAGTTCTCTCTTGCCTCAGGACAGGCAAAGCCTATCGACATGAGCAATAAGGATAACTTTGGACAGAGCGTTGCCTTGCGTGCCGCTCAGGTCAGTGACCTTGCTAAGTCATATGGCACTCCACTGACGTTCTTTTCCAAAGACGAGGCCAATCAGATCGGTGTTTTCTTTCGTGATGCTCCAGTTTCCCAACAGGCAGCATATCTCGATACCATCAGGCAGAGCACTGGTGGTGGGCAGGTGTATATGTCAGCACTACAGCAGATCAGTGCCAACGCTCCATCTGCTGCCGTTGCCGGGATACTGATGGATAAGCCTGGTGGTATTTTGGCAGAAAAAAACTGGTTTAATCCGGATGTTTCCGTGTCTCCTGAAACCGCTGCGCAGACAATTCTTGCTGGCGCGGCGGCTCGTAAAGGTACTGATGATGCGAAAGGTATTCCGATGCCTAAAGATGCTGATCTTCGCCTTGAGTTTTCTGACATGGTGAAGGATGCATTTGCTGGTGACGTTCAGGGGGCATCAATGGCATACGAGATCGCAAAGGATTATTACGCTGGTGTGATGGCGAAAAAAGGCGTGGTATCAGGCGAAATTGACAATGATGTCTGGAAACAGGCTGTTAACGTAGCTACAGGTGGAGTGCATGACTATAACGGAATGGGGAATGTCCTTTTGCCGTGGGGAATGTCTGCAGAGCAATTCGATAAGCAGGTTAATCAGGCTTGGAATGAACAAGTTGTCGGCTCCGGGATAAAAACACCGCCTGGTCAGTATGGTTTGCAAAGTTACGGCGATAGTCAGTACCTGGTGAAACTTGGTACTGGTTATCTGCTGAAAGATGATGGTTCTCCCGTTGTTCTTAATCTGACACAGAAGCGTCAGAGATTCTCCGGAGATATTCCGCAATGAGTTACTTTGGCCTTAATCCAGTAAACCAGAATCAGCAGCTTGACGAAGCAGCATCAAATCCAGCTGGCTTTAACAGCGATGTTGGTTTTTTCGACAATGCTGTAGGAGCGGCATTGTCTGGTTTGTACTCCGGACTGGTGGCAAAGCCAGATCAGTTGCTATGGGCAGGGATGGATAAAATCGTATCCCCGATTGCTCAGTTTGTTAACGAAAACACCTCGCTCAATGACACTTCAGTTTCATACATTGCTGAGCAGAGAAAACTAGCAGAGCAGCAGGTTAAGCGGCTGACGCCTGATGCCGCGACAACCGGAACCGCCGGGCAGGTTCTTTATGGGTTGTTCGATATGGGCGGGCAGGCTGTTGTCGGTACAACGCTCGGTGGTCCTGTCGGAGGTGCAGCGGCGGTAACTTCGCTACAGGGTTTTTCTGAGTTTGAACGGCTGACAGCACAGGGTGTTGATTTCAGGACGGCGCAGGAAGCGGGATTAGTGCAGGGCATTACTGCTGGTGCCGGAACACTGATCCCTATGAGCCTCGGGTTACGTGCTGGTGGTGCGCTGGCGGAAGGTGTGGCGGCTCAGCTTGCGCGGACGGGTGAGAGTTCAGTGCGACGCGCCGCAGCAACAGCAGTACGTGCAACGCCAGATATTGCCTATGCCGCAGGTACAAATATTGCGTTTGGTATGGCACAGCGTGGGCTTACTGCAAAAACGCTTCGTGATGGTGGCTATAGCGAAATGGCTAACCAGTATGATGTGTTGGATCGACAGGCAATTGCTATTGATGCTGTTCTTGGGGTGGCGTTTGGTGGTGTAGGCAGATTTATTAACTCTCGCGGCGAGTCTATAAACGCACCAAATTTTTCACCAGTTGATATCGATGCTGCACTGGCGGCGAATGCCGCTCATCATGCTGAAATTGATATTGCGCCAGGCGTGTCTATCAACGTGCTTTCGCGCAATTCTCACATTCAGGCTCTGCGAAAAGCTATGTCTGATGTTAGCCAAGGGAGACCTGTAGACGTTGCCAGCATTGTTGAGTCTGCATCTTTCAGTGAAATTCCTGGGCGCAAGAGTCTGCTGTCTCAGGCAGTTAATGAGGCTCTGTCATCTGTAGATGATGGAGTAACGGCGCGCGCTATAGAAAATCGGTTGCTTGAAGAACAGGCCGCGCAGCTTTTGCCGCGTGGAGATAGACAGGTTTACCAGTCTGAAATCGCTAATAGCCAACGAATTATTGAAAATCTCACTGAACAGCGTGCACAAATTCTTGCAGAAGATCCAACCGGTAGCGGTAAAGCTTTGTCTCGTGCTCGATCAGATAAACAGGCCAGACTTCGCGATATTGATCAACGAATCCGGCAGGCACAAGAACGCCTAGAATTTTCCCGTAACGCGTTGGCACCGCACGAGCCTGGCGGTCAGTTTTTTGAAGCTCGAGCAGAACTGGCTCGGAGACAGCAGGCAGAAAGTGAACTTAATGCTCAGGCTGTTTCATTCTATAAAACAGCAGAGGTCAGGACGCCAGACGAAGTAGCTCCTTTTGAGCCTGATAAAATATTGCAACAGGCAGAACAAAAAATGATGGCGGATCAGGCGGGAGATATTGATCTGCGCATAGCTGAAGACTCGCTGCTTGAATCACCTGACATGATAATCACCGTGCTGGATGATGATGGTAATCCACAATCGCGCAGCGCGCGTGAAGTACTGGATGAAGCGAACAGGGAAAGTGAGCAGGCAATACAGGATTCAAGCCTGTTTGATGTCGCTGTGGCGTGTTTCTTGAGAGGTTAAATTAAATGAGACAGGAATGTATACAAGCGGTCCAGCAGGCGGCGCAGCGCACGTTAACGGCGCGAGAAATACAGAACATTGAAGACCGCATTTATCGAAATATGCGCTCCATTGCTCGTGATGACCCTATGTCGTGGAGACAACTTTCCGAATCAGAGCGGCTATATCGTGCAGCACAATTGGCATCTGAAGAATTACAGCGAGAAGCGGCATTAAAGAAACGTCGTGTGGCCCTCACTATAGCCGCACGTCAGAGATTGGATAAATTTATCAATAGCTATCAAGGGGCTGATGGGAAACTTGGCGCTCTTAACCGTACTATTGCTTTTAATGCAGACGGTAAATCGAATTTCCTCTCTGTTGAGTCCAGAACAAAAGCCACTCGTGATTATGCATTGAGTCAATTGCAGGAGGCATTCGAAGCAGTTGATCCTCGCTTTTTTGGTCTGTTTGAAGATGAAGCGGGCGTACGTGACCTGGTATATGAAATGCGGGGGCAAAATACTGGCAATGCTAAAGCAAGAAAAGGTGCTAAGGCGTGGAGAGAAGTTACAGAGCTGCTGCGCCGCCGGTTTAATGATGCTGGTGGGGACATTGGCTATCTCGAAAACTGGGGGATCCCTCAACATCATTCTATGGAAAAGGTTGGGGCGGTATCAAAGGATAAGTGGGTTAGCGATGTTATAGGTAAGCTGGATCGCAAATATTATACCCGAGCCGATGGACAACTGATGAACGATGCCGAGTTATCTGAATTTCTTGGAGAGGCTTATAACACGATCGCTACTGGTGGGCTGAATAAGCTTACTGATACCGGAATGCGAATTTCCGGCGCACGTGCTAACCGTGGTAATGCATCACGACAGATACATTTCAAAGATGCAGATTCCTATCTGCAATATCAGCAACTTTATGGTGATCGCTCTCTATGGGAAATCATGGTTGGTCACCTGGAAGGTATCAGTAAAGATATTGCTCTGGTGGAAACATATGGTCCAAACCCCGATCATGTTTTCCGTTCCCTTCTTGATCAGGTGAAGGCAGAAACGGCAACAGCTAACCCGAGTAAAACCGGTAGCGTCGAGCGGCTGGCGAACAAAACAGAGAACCTGTACAACTTTATTTCCGGAAAGACACAGCCTGTTGCGAATCCTCACATCGCGCGCTGGTCTGACAATATCAGAAACTGGCTGGTTGCCAGCAGGCTCGGATCCGCGTTGCTGTCATCGTTCTCTGATCTTGGAACCATATATCTGTCTGCGAAGGTTACCAACCTTCCAATGAACCAGTTATTCCGCAACCAGCTTGAAGCTATGGACCCAACGAACCGTACTGAGCTTGCGCGGGCGCGCCGCGCTGGTCTGGCGATGGAATCTCTACTTGGCAGCGTTAACCGCTGGGCGATGGATAATATGGGGCCGTCTGTGTCTCGTTGGGCGGCAACGGCGGTAATGCGTGCCAGTGGGCTTACAGCATGGTCAGATGCGCACAAGCGCGCTTATGGCGTAACCATGATGGGAAGCCTGGGAGAAGTTGTGTCACGGACACCAGACCTTCGTAGCCTCGATGACTCTGATTTTCGTATCCTGAAAAGCAAAGGGATTACTGACAAAGACTGGAGCGTATGGAAGCTGGCGCAACAGGAGGACTGGGGGAACGGTAATAATACGATGCTGACACCGGAAAGCATTATGCGTATCCCTGATTCAGCAGTTAAACATCTTGGTGAGCCTGAACGTGTGAAATTTGAGGCAATGCGTAAACTGCTCGGTGCCGTAACTGAAGAAGTTGATATGGCTGTTATTACACCGGGCGCACGTGAACAGATGTTCGTAGGGTCTGGTCTTCAGCGTGGAACATGGAAAGGTGAATTAACGAGAAGTGTTTTCCTGTTTAAATCGTTCCCTATCTCGGTAGTTATGCGTCACTGGCATAGAGCTATGGGGATGCCGTCTGCTGGTGGGCGTGCGGTATATATAGCAACGTTTTTAGCAAGCACAACCATGCTTGGTGCTCTTTCCATGCAGATTACTGATCTTATTAATGGGAGAAATCCAAAAGAAATGACCGGTGACAACATGGTTAAATTCTGGATAAATGCATTTTTAAAAGGTGGTGGGGCAGGGTTGTATGGTGATTTTCTTTTCTCTGACCACACCAGGTACGGGAGCGGCGCACTAGCGTCGATGCTTGGCCCGGTAGCTGGTCTGGTTGATGACGTAGTGAAGATTGCTCAGGGCATACCGTTAAATGCTGTGGAAGGGAAGAATGAGCAGACTGGTGGTGATTTGGTTAAGCTTGGGAAAGGTTTGATGCCTGGTGCGAATCTCTGGTACTTGAAGGCGGCTCTCGATCACATGATCTTTAACCAGATGCAGGAGTATTTTTCACCAGGCTATTTGCGTAAAATGGAGCAACGTTCAAAGAAAGAGTTTAACCAGACATACTGGTGGCGACCTCAGGATGTCACTCCGCAATAAGGAACAACAATGAAGGAATTATTGCTGTTATCGGTATTTTTGATATCCGCTTGCTCGACATCCTATGATGTTTATGACGGTGTTGATAAGGCATATTGCGACAAAGTTAAAATGGATTTTTCTCTTGCCAAGACGGCGAAGGATAGTTGTATTGATCACTACGTCAAGACTTATACCAAGCCAGCCTCATCGGCATCTGATATTGCTGAAGGTGCTGTGTTTGAGTGTAACAAGGTGATATCCATCGCAGCGAGTTCTTCATACGATGCTGCTGTATGTGCAATGGCTGAAAGAAACGGCATGTCAGTGCAAAAAATTAATAGCATGATAAGCAGTAATGACGAAGCCAAAATAAGAACTGATATCAGCTCGGTGAAAAAAGATGCCATGAACAGAGTTGTAAAATATCAGTCATCTTTATAAGTCGTGACATGTCACAGGCCGCTTTCGCGGCCTTGTTTTTTTAACGAATGCCACCGCCGCCCGGGCGGGAATCCGCAGAACGCCCACCGCAGCGGGAGCCGTCTGCAGCAGTATCGCTGTCGTGCTGACAACGACCGGCAAAGGCCTGAGTTGAAGCTACCAGAGACAACAAAACGAACAGTGCAGCAAATGCTTTTTTCATTGTGAAATTTCCATCTATAAGCCACCTCAATGTGGCGTCAATGAGTGTAGCACTGACTTTTGTTTCGTCCACAAAAAAGCCTGCGCTGCGGGCTATTCCTTCCATTTATCAGAAAAAAGATCTTCTTCTAAAGGCATTGGTTCTGTTTTTGTTTTCTCAAAGAATTGATAACTGATAGTGATTGCTTCCTCTTTAAACTCTTCTTGCTCAGTTATGTTGTGAGCATCTGCGTCAACAAAAAACATAACCAGCGCATCACGATTGTGATTTACCGAATAAACTAAAAAGCAATCACTTGTTGGTATGCATTTTACTTGTACAGACGCTATATTTTTCCATGCATCCCAAGATGATTTTTTACCAGTGTGTTTTTTATCACTATCTTCTGGAATATAGTCTTGGTTATCGACATGAGTATGCCTGACATTTAGTTTAAGCATTTCTGTCGGACGAGCAAATGCAGCATCTTTACCAAGAGATGGATGGTATCCCGTTTTCCAATACTGGGCAAAGGCATCAGATACTTTCTTCAGCTCAAGATCAGATGCACAAAGGGCCGAGAAATTTTGCGTATGCAATACTCGACCCTTATATCTGACAATTTGATTTTTATCATTCTGCGACGCAGACGAACTCATAATTTTCCTTATTGTTACGAGAATCAAAGAAAGCGCGGGATACGCGACTTGCGTGATCTTTTGTCATAGTAACTTTTACGTACTCTACGCTTCCATTGAAAGAACGTCTTGCGGCAGCTTGCGCTCTACGCATCTGCAATTTTTCGTTTCGCATGACATTACCTCATATCTCATAAGTTCATTACACGGATTAATAAAAATGAAACCAATCCGTTTACCCTTGAGGTAATAGTACGCTATTCACCCACAGTCTGCAATCGTACAGAATTATTTAAAGGCACATCCCTGTGCCGCCGCCGTCAGAAGAACCCTGCTTTGTCGTTGATGTACTCCGCGTGGGTCTGGATATCACGCAGGCATTTGCTCACACCGACGATGTAGCAGAACATGGTGGTCAGCTCCGCCGCCGCGCCCGATACGTCGTGCCCGTCGTCCTGCAACTGGTTCAGCAGATTCATCAGCAGTGAGTTCTCCGTCAGGCCGAGAACACCCGACGGCGAGTGAATCAGGCTGCGGTAGCCGGGCTTCAGTGGGGCACTGTAGGTTTTGTTCTCTATCTTCATTGCCTGCATCACTGCTGATGCTGTGGCGTTGGCTACCTGGTCGGCAACTATCTTTATGCGTTCTTCCTGCGGGAGCGAGTTTTTAATGTAACTTCCGGTGCGGCGGATCTGAGGAAGAACCTCACCTGTAACCCATTTACGAAAGCGGTAGGGGATAGTGCCTGGTGTCACTGCGTCGCGGCAGCGGAGGATCAGTGTGTAGAGGCCTGACTCGGAGATGATGATCGATTCTTGCTCACCGCCAGGGGTGTCGGTTGAAGCGACGCCCTTCTCATCATCATCAAGTTTTCTAACAGCATCTCGATGATTTGCTATGCCTATAGCCCGACAAACATCTGAAGCGATAAACCATGGCTCACCATTAATGACGATTACTCGTATATCGGCTTGGGATTCGAAAGAAAAAATGGACGTGCTTTTTGTAGCTGTCATAGTGGTTACCTTTTAGTCTGGTTAATCACCACTACCGACGCCAATCGGTTGGTGGTGAACTGTGCAGGGTTGGCGTAACCGGCTAAAAGGACCCGGCGCACCTTTCGGTGCCCCCACACAGCCCACCATAATACGAATGTGGCCGTGCTATACGCATAAAAAAACCGCTTGCGCGGTGAATACGCCTTTTAGTAATCCGGGACGCCAATCCCGGCACTGGATTTTGCCAGTGCCCGATTACTATGGCACAAGAGGAGTGCGATGTAAATTTACCGCAAAGGTAAATATAAGCACTCCTCTTGGTAATTTCAAATCTTATCTGGTTTGTTTTCGTAATTGTTCGGCACAATAGTCGAGATGTGTTTGCAGATCCCGCATAGACATCTGTGAGCTGGTGACGTAGTTAATCAGTGCAGTCAGTTCGGCAAGTGGGCCATCGACATTAAATCCATCCTTATCGAGATCCCGGAGTAATTTCATCAAATGCGATCCCTCCACCAGTGACCTGACGCCTCCCGGCGTGTGAATCCTTTCGGTAAATCCGTCTTCCAGTGGATAGTGATACTGCTGCATCTTATCTTCTCCATGCAATAACTGTATATTTATACAGTAGCAAATAATTTGTTTGCTATCCAGCACGTTTTGCAAATTACCCGAAAGGTAATATCTATTCGTATTCACAGTCTTTCTATCCATATGTGGTTTTTCAGGTAATAGAATAACCAGATATGCGGCGCAACGGGTGCTGCGACTATCTGGAGATTTAACATGACGGTCTCAACCGAAGTTGACCACAACGAATACACCGGTAACGGCGTTACGACATCGTTTCCGTATACCTTCCGTATTTTCAAAAAATCAGACCTGGTTGTTCAGGTGTCTGACCTGAACGGGAACGTAACAGAATTGGTTCTGGATACCGGTTATACGGTAACTGGGGCGGGCACTTATAGTGGCGGTTCTGTGGTTCTTCCGTCGCCGCTTGCTGCTGGATGGCGAATTACGATAGATCGTGTGCTTGATGTAGTGCAGGAGACAGACCTTCGCAATCAGGGAAAATTTTTCCCCGAAGTGCATGAAGATGCCTTTGACTACCTGACGATGCTGATCCAGCAATGTTTTGGGTGGTTCAGACGTGCATTGATGAAACCATCTTTGCTTGCAAAATATTACGATGCAAAGCAAAACAAAATTTCTAACCTTGCAGATCCATCATTTGAGCAGGATGCTGTAAATAATCGCTCAATGCGTAAGTATGTGGATGCTGCAATTGCTGGTGTTGTCGGTGGTTTCGGATGGTTTATTCAGTATGGTTCTGGAGCAGTATACCGAACGTTCCAGGATAAGATGCGTGACGTTTATAGCGTAAAGGATTTTGGGGCAAAAGCAGACTTAATTAATGATGATACAAATGCTTTTATAAATGCACAGTTAAACTCTAAAATTGTTCATGTTCCTGCAGGGGAATATATAGTTGATGCATCGAAAATAGATATTTCACGCTTCTCCGGTGATGGTGTTCTAATCAGTAATGGTGTTCGCATTTCCGTTAATCCGCCGATGCAAAGTTTCTCCATTGGACAAAGAAAACTTGCGACCCTGAATTTTGGTGATGATATCAATGCGCCAACTATATATGCGAATGCACAAAACGCATTGCAGGGAATAGCTTGTGTAAGGCATGAAGGTATTGAGAAGGTTTTTATCACTCAACAGGTTGGAGGTTCTAACTGGGGAACGGACACCCTCACAAGGATCAGTGAGTGGCACTATACAAGCGATGGTTCAACTCTTTCTGTTGTGACATTTACAGAGCCATTGCCTCTTGGTCACGGGTCAGATCTTTCTGCCACAATAGAGAACGGTGAACTATATCTGTTTACAACAACAATTGCTGAGACTGGTTCCTCTCTAGGAGGGAAGGGGTATTCAAAGACAAAATGGAAAGGGGCATCAACATCTGCTGAAGATATAACTCATTACCGAGTATTTGGTGAGCCTGGTGATAATAATCTGATTAACCTTGCGCAGCGGGCAAGTATTTGTGTATCTAATGATGGGCGATATGTCATATTAATTGCGACATCAAACACTGGGACTGGCCGATTTTTATATGTATATGATCGCAAAGAAGTGGAATCTTCTTCTAGCCCAATGAAAGTTAGACCGATTAATGGTCCTGTTCCACTTGTTCGTGGTAAAGGTCAGTATGGTGCAACACTTCAGGGTATTACATCAGATAGCAGATATATTTACACAATTTGGGGTGGCGTTCCTGCAAGATGCGTAAGGACAGTCCAGATTTATGATATGGGTGGTACGCTAATACGTTCGTTTCCTGTATCACTTGCCGCATCACTTTATACAGAGACTCAGTTAAATGGTTCTGACTCTAAAATCGGAGTTCCGGTTAGCTTTGAGCCTGAAGGGCTGGCAATAAGAGGTGATGAACTTGTCTGTGGTGCTATGGATGTATGGAAAAGCGCAGGGGATGTTGTAAGTCATCGTGGCAAAAATTGGGTAAGTACTGTTACTGGTGATAACAAGGGAAATCTTCCGACAAACAGGTCTTATTGGTTAAAAACATCGCTTGCAGCGACAAATGGTGAATGGGATTCAGGTGCAACATATAAATCAGGCGATTATACTCGCAGAAATAAGCATCTGTTTGGAGTAGCAAACCTGTCTGATATTCTTGGCAACCATCCAGTGCATGGCGCAGAATCCGATCCGTATACCGGAACCGCGCATCAATATTATGCTGGAACTGATATCGCCTTTAACCGTGAGCACGGTTCATTTACTATTGCGATATTTGACGAAGCCATTGGAGAGTATACCAAATCCCTCGAGTTGAATTATGGAAATAACCTTAACCTGTTTGATACAGATTACGGACATGACAATAATTCATGGGTAAGTACGAAAGCAGTATTCGACTCAAACTTTCGAGGTATGCAGTTCCGTTCTAAAGATGGGAATACTGCAGGTGGTGCTTATATTGATATCCATGCTGCTGATTGTCCATCTGCGGCTGGTGAGTTGATACTTGCCTCTACAGATGGAGGTATCGTCAGACTTAAGCAGGGGAATGTAACAGTATTTTCTGCGACTAAAGATACTACATCGACATGGGCGACGACGACATTAAGGCCAACAACTGATAACCAGGTATCACTTGGAAGGTCCGTTAACCGCTTTTCTCAGGTCTACGCAGGGACTGCAACTATAAATACATCTGATGCAACAGAGAAAACGGAAGTCAGAACTCTTTCCGATAAAGAGCAGGCTGTTGGGTTAGCTCTTGTTGATGAAATTGGTTTTTATCAATGGCTTGATAGTGTAAAAAATAAGGGAGCTGATGCCAGACTTCATGCCGGACTTACGGTGCAACGGGCAATGGAAATATTCAGAGAGAATGGACTTGATCCATTTAAATACGGAGCGATCTGCTATGACAGATGGGATGCATATGCAGATACAGATCCTGCTGTTTATGATGATGAAGGTAACCTTGTTCGTGAGGCTATAACTATTACGCATGAAGCAGGAGAACGCTATGCATTCAGAAATGATGAATTACAGTATCTAATGATTGCTGCATTAGGTATACGTCAGAAAAATATTATAAAGAGGATTGAAGAATTGGAAGGAAAAATAACTAATTAATATATTTTATTATATGGATGCAGGGAGGAGATTATTAGTAATCCTCCCTGTTTTATTGGATTATAAAATAATTACCAATAACGAAATACATACAAAATTACAACGCGATTTTTTATGATGTAGTAAAAAATAATGTTATTTGTGATATGCCTGTGCAGGCGCTTTTCTCATTCTTGCATGAATATTTATTTACTGTTCGATAGTCTGTTGTAAGTAATTTATTGCGAGTGAACACATCCAGTTAGAATGCCTGTGGATTGAAATGTTCTGGCATGGCAATAGGCTTAACAAGTCGTGATAGTGAGATCTTTTTCTGGTGTGAAAGATATAGAAATGACAATGTAGGGGTAACAAAAAACCATAAATGGTTTATTATGCATAATGCTTTACTATTCAGGAGGTCGTTATGCATATAAATGGTGGAAAATATGTCAGCTCAACTAACCAGTGAAACTTTAAATCAGTGGCTTAGCATGAGTTCTCTGGCGGCGGTGATAGCAGGAGTGCCTCCTGAGGTTGCTTTGGGGGCTTTGGCTGGCGCGGTAATTTTTGTTACCTCGGCGGTAGAGTATCACATTCGTCGTCGCGTGCTCTTGTCGATGCTTAGCTTTCTCTGCGGACTTCTTTTCTACAAACCAGCAGCATCAATTCTTATCGGCATAGCCAGCCTGATACCTACCATCACGCAGGACTCTTTTGAGAAAGGTATTGTTTTCTCTGCTGGCGCATTCGTATCAGCAATTGTCGCAGTGCGAATTGGCATCTGGCTCTACCACCGTTCTGATAATCCACGCGAGTTAATTCCGGGGAGAAAAGACGATGGTAACGCATGAGTTTTTTTTGCTTATCACCAATGCAGTTATTTGTGCTGGCATAGCAATTCGCGTTGTCACATTCCGGCGTAACGGAGCTCAACATCGAAGATGGGGGGGGTGGCTTGCTTATTTCCTGATTGTTGCTGCGGCCAGTATTCCGGTTCGTGTTGCCTATGCAATCTGGTTCCGCACGCCAATGGCTGTGGATTTATCTGAGGTCATTATCAACGCTGTCATGCTAGCTGCGGTTATTAAAACGCGCGGTAACGTCGTTCAAATTTTCAAAGTATCGAGGTCTAAACATGGAGATTAAACAATTCCAGCGAGCTGCTGGTATCAGCGAGGCGCTGGCTGCACGCTGGTTCTCGCATATAACTTCTGCGATGAGAGAGTTTGGTATCAGCAAACCAGAAGATCAGGCTATGTTTATTGCTCAGGTCGGGCATGAGTCTGGAGGCTTCACCAGGTTGCAGGAGAATTTCAATTACAGCGTCACCGGACTGGCTAACTTCGTTCGGGCTGGGCGTCTCACTCAGGGACAGGCTAATGCACTGGGTCGCCGTGCTGGTGAACCGCCATTACCACTCGAGCGCCAGCGCGCGATCGCAAATCTGGTGTACAGCAAACGCATGGGTAACAATGCTCCTGGCGATGGCTGGAGTTACCGAGGTCGCGGACTTATCCAGATTACCGGCTTGAATAACTATCGTGACTGCGGAAACGGTCTGAAAGTTGACCTGCTGGAGAATCCTGAACTGCTGGCACAGGACGAATACGCGGCTCGTAGCGCGGCCTGGTTCTTCTCCAGCAAAGGCTGCATGAAGTATACCGGCGATATTGCACGTGTAACTCTGATTATCAATGGTGGCAGGAACGGCATTGATGACCGGCGCGCGCGATACATCATTGCCAGTAAGGTGCTGGCTGTATGATCTGGGCATTCGTAAAAGCATACTGGAAACAGTTGCTTATCGTGGCGATGCTTGCTGTTCTTGCCACATCAGGAGTTGTTGCCTGGAATGTGCACGGCAGTCGTCAGTACGACGCCGGGTATGCGCAGGCGAAGGAAGAGCGCAAAGCCGAAGATGAGATAGTTCGTCAGCACTACGAACAGGAGAAAGCGATCAATGAACGCAAAGCGCAGCAGAGGATCGACCAGGCGCGCAATGATGCTCTTGATGCTGCCGCTCGCGCTGGCAGGTTGCAGCAACAGCTCGTTGCCATCCGTGAGCAGCTCAGGCAGTATAACGCCATTGTCGGCGCTGGGGCGTCAGCCGCAGATACCGGAGTTTTGCTTGCCGACGTGCTCAGCAAATCTCTCGAGAGAAACAGACAACTGGCAGAGTATGCTGACCAGGCAGCCGAAGCCGGAAGAGTCTGCGAAAAACAGTATGACACCCTGACAAGATAGCATGGCATTTTTCATGGTACTGATTTCCGGTGACGGTATATAAAACGGTACTAAAAAAATGAAGTTTTGGAAAAATGTTATCACTCAATTGGTTATGGCTGCCGTAAATAATTGAGTGGGAATGATTTGACCCTGCACTATGAATGAACAAAACCCTCTGTTACTACAGAGGGTTTTTTATACTCACGAATCATAGGCTTGAAGTTACTGACATCGCTTAGTTAAACCAGCTGTCCGATTTGTTCTCTTCTGCTTTGCCCACGCTTTTCATCAGATCTCGACCGCCCTCAGTCATATTCCTGTTTGCGTCAGCTTCAGATTGCACCACATCGGTTTGCGCAGCTTTGTGCTTCAGTTCCTGATCGATAAATTCGTTTTCTCGCTTAACGCGGGCTTCTTCTTTTGCCAGCGCCAGTTTTTGTTTCTGAATCTCTAAGCTGCGTAGCTCATCTTCATAACTTTGATCGCGTTTTTTGTCCGCAGTGGCTTCGGCGTCCAGTTTATCCTGACGAGCTTTCTTATTCGCCGCTGCCGTTGCCGCTCTTTTATTAGCCGCGGCCTGGGCGTTTGCGCGACGTTGCTTCTCTTGCTGGATTTCCCTGTTGCGCTCCGCGACCCATTCGTCATGCTGCCTTTGCTCTTCATTTTTACCTTGCTGTTCCGCTTCTGCGACAGCAGAGAGTTGATCCTGCAATGATGAGGCGATAGCCGGATAGCTTAAGGAGGCTAAGATGGCGCAAAGAAAAAATTTCTTCATGACTCCTCCTGATCATTAGCTCTTTTCAGGACATTTCGTATTTGGCTGAATACGCGTTTCGTTATACGTCGTGGTAATAACAACGGCTAAACCTGTCGTAAACTGGCACTCTTTACCCACCTGGGTGGAGGTATACACTTTGGTGCCTTCCTTATACGTTAAAGAAACACCTTCCACTAAGGTTTTATCATTCACCATAGAACCCGCTGCCGCGCCAACAGCTCCGCCGCCAACTGCACCTGCCGTCGTTCCGGAATTGCTGCCAGACCCGACGTTGTGGCCAATAACACCGCCAGCGACTGCACCAATAAGCGCGCCGAAGGCTTGTGCGTTTCGTTTATTTTGGGAGTTGTCTACGGCAACTTTTGCGGGAAGAATGGAAATAATATTAACGGTTTTAGTTTCTTGTTTGGTATTCAGTTGATCGGTTTGATAAACATCGGCGGCATGATCATCAGCATTTGACTGGCATCCTGCCAGAGTGAATGACGCTAACGTTGCCACAGGCAGAAGACATTTTTTAAATTTCAT